ATCGTCTCTAGGTCATATTGTGCCTGCACATGCATCAGGGTTTGAAGATTTTCAATCGCTGTTTGCATTGCTGATCGACTGTAACCAGTTGCATAAGGATAACCCTGCTCTCTTGGATTTTCTGGTGCAGTGTAGGTAACATTGATGGCATCTTGCAATCCCTCAATGATATTTTCAATGTCAAAGTTGCTGATCTTATTGACGCACATTGAGAAGATCCTCCTGTTGTTGGCGAAGAAATGAAATTGATTGATTGATTTGATCCAACTCTTGTAAGAGTTTCAACTTACGCTTGGACAATTCGATGATACTCTTGTCAAGTTCACCGATGTGCATCTCACGTTGTGGTGTCATTTGGTTGTCTCAAATGTAGGAATGACTTTGATTTCAACCCAGTTAGGATACCTTTCCATTGCCCACTTTTCCAGTTTGTTATTATGGGATTTGATACCCTTTTGTGTCTTAGGGCGTGTGGGCATTGTCCTGAGAACTGATAGTGTACCCTCTTCAGTCCTTACTGAAACCAGATATTCTGCGGTGGTTGTCTTCATACCAGTGCCTCCATCTTGATACCTTTCTCAGCAAATGCATCAGCAACCATACCACACAAGGCGGTAACTTCAAAGTCGCTCATTTCCCACAGATCACCAACAATTTCAATCTGTTCCTGAATGTTTTCGCAAACAGTCAGCATTGCAGTGATCTGCTCTTGATTCATTTCAACAGTAGCAGGCATTTCGTTTTCCCAGAAGTCAACCCAGTCAGCAGAAGTAGCAGCAGTGATGGTCATCAGTAGTGTGCCTCAGAGGTGTCAAGTTGATCGGTCCATTTTGAAATGCTATCGTAGCACTTCTTGTAGTCTACAAACTCATAAGAAAAGTTGTAGAGAAAGTAGAAAGCATAATTGATGCGATTCTCAGGAACTGCCAGGTGGCGATCAATGGCGCGGGTCATGCTCTCCTTTGCTTGTTGAACATATTATAGAGCACCCTGGGGGCATTGCAGCGCCCCGTGGTCCAGTTCCTCAACCTGCACAATCGAACAAGCGTGGACACCAAGCGGTGATATACTCCTCGTTCTCAGAGTTGCGAGCATCAAACCATTCTGAATACTCTTCATAAATGGCGCGAATGTTTCCAACATCCTGCAACTCATCACCCTCAACAAATGATGCACAAATTGATTCCATCAACTCCAGTTGATTGTCAATCATTTCAAGGCGTTGGTCGTCAGTCATTGGTCCTCCTTGCTGTACTTTGTAATTGTAGTCGATCAGGTGGCGGTCGCTACCGCCTGGGGTCCAGTTCAGCGTCTGGACATCTTACCGTGGTTGAAGTTGAAACGTGAGAATTGCAATCTATCCACAAGTTTATATGTTCCGTGCTGATTGCTACGGACATAACCTTCACCACAGTAAGAATACCTCTTACCCATCCACGCATCAGGTCCATTGTCATCACAAAGTGACAACATCTCCATCTTAATCGTGTGGACAAGTTTCCATAAACGCATTAAGTTGACATCGCACTCCGCAGCGGTTGCCAGTGCCTCTGGGTCCAGGACAGCATTGATTTTTACGAAAGTGTTGATTACCTTCTTGATCTTGGCAACTTCACTGACACTAGCGAACTGGCACATTTGTGACATCTGCCGTGCAAACTCACAAATAGTATGAACATCAAACTCTTCGTCGACACGTTCCCACGCATCAGGCATCACAAACTTGACATCTTTGGTATCACTCAATGTCATCACCATATCCCAACCTTTCAAGGGATGAGCAACAGCATCACGCAAATCTTTGTCTGCTGTATAGTATGTGTGCGGTGCTACGATGATACTCTCCTTGACTATTTCAAGAAAGACGTAAGTGATCGCGTTGGGAGTATAAGTATCATCACCGCCATAACCAATAAAGTCACACTGAACGATGCCATTGATGTGAGGAAGGCAATCAAAGCAATCATGAAGAATAGACGCAACTTCACCCTCATGGTTTTGTTCAATTTCTTCATGGGAGTGGTTGATTTTGATTTTCTTTTTGTTGAAGACACTTTTAGTACCTACAAAGAATGTGCCAGTAGCAGGATCTTTGCCCCAAACAATAGCAGGAGCACCGTCAATCTTCACTGACATTTGTCCTTCTGCTTTGAACCAATCAAGCACAGAAAGATCACCAGTCAGGATGGTATCTTCGGGGTGTTCAAGGTGAAGGTTTTTCATTTAAGAACGTGGCGAAAGTCAATAGAGTTAATGCACCAACCTGTGCAGGCAGATATTTCATCAATCAAATCTTCTTCATCATGTGCTTCCCATTCACCTAAAACATCATCATATAATTCTTTTTTGTGCTCTTCACTTGGTTCACCATCAAAAGCATCAGTGAAATCAAACTCAATATCATTTACAAGGAACTTCATTTGCCCACTCCATAGTCATCGGCAGTTGCTTCCAGTTCACTGATGCTGGGTTCCAACAAATGTGGGTAGTAGTCTTTCACTTCTGTCACCAACTCTTCGTCACTGTATGTTTCAAGATTCTGCTCTATCGTATCATAAACAAACTGCCACAGATCCTTGTGATCCATACCATCAATGATGCTTTCGATGTAGTCGTTTTGAAGTTGATCGCGGTTCATGGTGTTAGGATCAGTGGGAAAAGAGATAAAGGACATCAGCAGTAGAGAGGCATATACTCGGAGGAGGGCATTTTGTCGGTGTTGAAGTCAGTAACCTCAGCACCCTTAGCAATGCGGCAGTCCCACTCATACTCAGCATCAGTTGCAAGAACTGTGCTGTAGGATTTCATACCATTAGCACGGAAGGTAACACGCTTAACGAAACGCTTCACCACAGTCTTGATACCTTTCTTCTCACAGGATTCAGCGATGAACGCTTCAGGGAAGAAGTCAACGATGGTGGCGGAGTTGGTCAGTTGCATTGGGTTGTCCCCTTGTCGATGTTCTTATTATAGGGCATGGAGCGGGCAGTGGAAGCGGTGCTGTGCCACTTCCACAACTGGTCACCAGATCTCCGTCCAACGCTTGTGGTTTGCTTTACTTACCCTGCCTTCCTTCAACATATTGTCACACACATTGCAGAACACTTTGAACTTCTCATCACGGGTAAGAGTGTCGGCACCGTCACACTTTGACATGATGTCGATCATCATACGCTTGTTGGTGATCATTGCTCTCTGTTGATTACTCTGTAATCATACAGGAAGAACCGCCTCGCTGCGCGTTCGCTGTGCCAGTTTGCGCTTCGGCACATCCAGTTGCTCCATTATGATTTGTTTTGGTAGAAAGTTCCAACAATAGTATGAACTACTGAACGTGATCTTGTCATTTGCTCTACCATCAGGAGAGTGGAACTTCATCCGCTTGTCAAACATCAACAGTTGCAGATCCTTGTCCTTGAACAACTGCTTTGGTGCAGAATCATTCAACCAAGTGTTAGTCATAATCAACGCAAATGGTTTGTTGAATGACAACGCTCGCTCGAAGAACTTACGCTTGTTTGTAAACGGTGGATTGGATACCATTACATCCCAGTGGAATGGTTCATAGGTAAAGAAGTCCTTACCCTCATCAATGTGAGAGTATTCTACACTATGAGTCTGTGAGATTTGCTTGACAAATTCACTCTTTTCAGTGTCAAATGGACACCACACTTTTGCATCCTTTGGGATATACTTCAGGATGGGAGTGACACCATAATCAGGTGTATAACACTCGTCATTGTTACCTGACGAGTACATAAGTTCTTTAGAATCCATATTCAACCCAGGATGCAAGTACCAACAGCATAGATCTCTTTCTTGGAGATTGTAACACCAATACGGGGATCTTTGGCGTTACCATTCTTCTTTTTAGGATATTGTTTCTTCGCTTTAGGGAGAACAATGTTCAGAACATCATCACAATCAAGTCTCCACACTTCTGCAATCTTACCACCTTCATATCGTGCATAGTAGTGGTTCTTATACTTGCCGATCTTGTCTTCAATCAGATAACGTTCTTGCTCTTCCCAAGTGTCTTGAACACTGATACCATTATACGTTGCATTGATAGAATTTGCAATGGTTGATTTATACTCACATCCACCATCATCATCGAAAGCATCAGCGCCGCTGTAGTCATCAGCGATACGATGACCCAGGATCCCCGCCATATGAATCTCACGGGATCGAGCATAGGAGAAAGGATCACCCCACCCATTGTCCTCACAGAGAGCGTACATCTCCTCGTAGAGCGCCTGGTAGCGTGCTTCAGGGGTCATTGCTTCCTTTCGATTACTTTATAATCATACAGCAGCACAGAGGCGATTGGAGAACCCCTGTGCCACCTTCTGAACTGGTTTGGGTTGTTTATCCATCATCCACAAATCATATAGGATTTGTTCATTCTCTCTTGCTTCTATTTCGTGTGGTTGATGCTCATAATCATAATTTTCCACAGGTTCTTGACAATATCTCATTTTTCCATCTTTGAATCGCAGCGAACCATCAATCCACTGTGCCATGTGGGTCAGTTCGTGAAAAAGAGTTTTTACATACAACTCCTTCTCCATGTGTGCTTGAAGGTCAATCAAGAACGCACGGGGGCGACTTGATGGACCATTAACATCACACAAT